GTTCAGCACCGTCTCGCTGAAGGTGCCCGAGGCGTGGATGGAACCAGCCGGGGTGCGGTAGTCGGCGGGGACGTCCGCCGGACCGGCGGAGTCAATCCAATCACCGAGGCCACGCATCGTGTAGGCAACGCCGCCACCGTTCTCGGCAGCGCGATCCTGCGTGCCAAGAAGGGTCTTCTCGACGTCACGCTTGAGCTCCTTGACGGCCTTCATCTCCGCACGGGCGATGTCCTGCGGGCCAACCGAAGAGACGGCCTGCTGGAAGTCGCTGACGCGGAAGGACCGGCGGCGCTTGTGGATGTAGTTGCCGAGACGGGCAACCGACTCAAACTTGTCGTCGAAGTCGGTGACGTCAGCACCCTCGCTCACCGCGTCAGAGACGGGCGAGGCGAGCTTGTCAACGCCCCACTCAACGAAGGTGGCGTTGCACTTGAACTTGTCAGCCGCGCTCAGGAACGGGGTGTCCGAGGGCGCAAGCGTGTTGATGGCATCGTGCAGGTCCTCACGGTTGAGGGCCGCCGCGCCGGGGCTGGTGGTATCGTAGGTAGCGGAGAACGACATAACTAATTATTGTTTACTGCGTTTAGAGATTTGAGCTGCGCGGAGGGCAATGAAGTCGTTAGGGCTTCCAGTTTGTTTAAACCGGCTTTCAATGTCCTTCAGTTGACGGTCTAGACGGTTTTCAGGCCGATCTGAGGAGCCAGCAGCTTGAGAGGGACTGGACGGAGGCGACAACGCGGGGGTCTTGGGCTTAGAGTCCATTTCCAGCGTGCGCCGCCCGTAGATCGAGTTGGCGGCGTGAGCCACCAAGTATTCAATCTGCGGGGCAATCTCGGGGACCAACTCCTTGGCTCGCTTCAGGCGAGGATCGCTCACCATAGCTTCATATCGCTTGCGAGTGTCATTGTCCTCGCCAGCCATCCACGGCAACTCGTTCGTGGCTAACACCTTGAACTGTTGCTCCATCTGCGACCGTTGAGCCCTGCTCTGCAATTCCTTCCAGTGGGCAGGGATGTACTTGGTCTGGCGACGGCGAGCGTTGCGGAGCATTTCCCGCATCTGCATCTTGGTGTAGGCTTTGCCGTCGTCACTGGTGTAGACGACTTCATCGCTACCAAGGTCCTCAGCCTTGAAGAGGATGTCCTCCGCCGACTCGACGAAACTGTCCACCTCTTCCTTCTGCTTTTGCAGCTCTTCGACGGTGGCAATCGACTCGTAGGGGTTGTCCTCAACCTTGGCCTCTGGGAGCTGCTGTCTGGTTTGCGCGATGGCAAGTTCCAGAGCGGCTGCCTTCTCCTCGGCAAGCTTGCGCTTGGCCGTAAGCTCGGCAATTCGCTTGAGCAGCCCGCTCTTGCCCTTCTGGGCAAGCTCGGAAATCTCCTCGTCCGTAAGGTCCTCGATGTCCTTTGAAAGAACCTCCTTGGGGGGCGTGGCTTCGGCGTCGGTGGTGCCCTCCTTGGGCGCTTCCACCTTCTCCTCAACCTGCCCGGTAGGAGCCGGTTCAACCTGCGCGGGCTTGCCGCTCAGTTTGGCAATTCGGGCCGACAGGAAGGCGGCATCCGAAGTTGGCTTGTTTTCCACGGCTGGTTTAGCGTCTGCCGCGTTGGACGTAACGACTTCTGACATAGGTGTTCCCGCCATCTTTGCGCCTTGGCGACTGCGAATTGAGCGGGATGCTAACACACGATTTTGATGCTTGACCCAAAATGGGCCTCCCTATGCCTTGGGGTATGGACCCCAAGAGCCTTGAACGCCTCCACAACAACGAGGACTTCCTCGCCTTCTTGGACGACATCCAAGCCCAGCGCGAGGGCTGGATTGGCCAGCTTCACGACCGCTCCGTGGACAGCGTGCAGCAGATCGCCGGGCGCATCTGCGCCCTCGACGACATCCTTGGCGGGGCCAACTACAAGGAGCTGAAGGCCAAATGGGCCTCGCTCAGGCAGTGAGGCCCTGCGTCTGAACCTCGCCCATCTGGGCAGGGGCAGTGCCAATCCGCCCAATCTGGGCGTTCTGCATCTGCTGCATCTGGAACTGGTATTGCTGCAAATACTTCTCCAGACGCCCACGGAACGCCTCGTCCTGCTGTAGACGCTGCATAACGTCGGGCTGCTGGGTGTACTGCTGAATCACCTGCATCGCCACCTGAGCCCCATTCGGACGGGCGCCCACCTCGATGCCCGCGTAGATTTTGGACAGGTCGTCCGTCACCTGCTTCACAATCTGCTGCTGCGACTCCTCGGCAGGCTGGAGCACGGCATCCGCCAGCACGGGGTTGATGGACGAGGCCATCACCTCCAGCAGGCGGTCCATATTGATGCGCCCATTGCGGTCAAACTGGACTAGGCTCACAAACTGGTTGAGCTGCGTCTCCAGATTCTCCGGGTCGGCGGACAGGACGTCGTAGTTGACCACGATGTCGAAGTTCTCATTCGGATCGCCCCGGGAGAACCGCTGCGGATCGGACACGCCCGTGACGCGGAAGAACACCTCCTCCGGGCCGAAGCGCTGGTAGCACTTGAAGGCCAGCCGGATGACGTCCCGAACGTGGGCCAGAAACTTGTCCACGAAATGCTGCTGCCGGATGCGGCTCATCGGGTTTTCGTGGTCCAACCCCATAATGGTGTTGGCCTGCTGCATCATCGTGTTCTCCAGCTCCACGGAGCCGGGGTTGAACGGCGGCGTCGGGCCAAACTGAATCTCGCCCATCCGGCGGTAGGGGATGCGGGCAGCAGGGCCGTAGTCCGTGGGCGGCTGGCCCGTCACCGGGTAGAGCAGCGGCGGGATGGTCGCCATACTGTTCCGGTCGGAACGACTGTCGCGCTCACCCTTAATCTGCCACTGGAGGCCAATAAGCTGCTCAGGCACCGTCGCCAGCTCGTACAGGCGTTTGTTGTCCTCAAACAGCTTGGTGACCACGAACGGGTAGTCGTCGTAGCCGTTCATCAACTCAAACTTGGCGTATTTGGGCTCGTCCGTCCGGCCCGTGTAGCGCTGATGGAAGATGGTGCAATATATGCCCTGCGCGTTCTCCTCCTTGTCCACCATCCGCTGGTAGGCGTAAATCACCTCGTACAGCTCGTTGGTCATCTCCTGCGCCGAGCGGTTGGTCTGCGTGTTGGTGCGCGGGTCGGTGAGGTCGATACTGACAGGCTGCGTGGACGTCACGTAGTCCACCCAGTCCGCGTCCCAGCCCTCCGTCGCCACCTTGTTGTGCAGCTCCTGCGCCGTGTGCAGGACGCGCAGGAAGCAATATGGGGCACGCTGGTAGTCGGTCGTGTAGGCCGGGAAGAAGACGTCCCCGTCCGGCGCACAGGCCATCGTGCAGGGGGCGTTGATCGACTGCCGCACCACCGACAGCTCCGCGCTGCCCGTGTCCCGCAGCTTCTTCACCGCCACCTTGGCCTTCTTCAGTGTCACCCCCTTAAACTGCTGCGTGAAGAGGGTGGCAATCTGCTCGTCGGCCTTGCCCTCAATGATGAGGGTGGCCATATCGGGGCTCATCTGGGCAATCTGCTGGAGATCGAGCCGCTGCATAAACGTGCGGTCCTCCTTCTTCCAGCCCACGTAGGTCACCATAATCCCACGCTCAAACAGGTAGTTGGCGCCCAGCTCCATCTGCCGCTTGAAATCGGGGATGTAGCTGCTCACCATCCACTTCAGGAACGCCGACGTCACCCGAGCCCGACCAAGGTCACTCACTTCTACGGGGTAGGCGCGGATGTTCGCCCGCGACAACGCGGACATACAGAGCGCAACGTAAGTGTTGATGAAGTTGTTAATGAGCGGCACCTCCGTGTCCGACGCCCCTTCAAAGGGGAAGGCGTCTGGTCCCCACTTGCGGAGGTCTTTGGCCTTGTTGGGCCAGATGCAACGGCGGTAGTCGAAGCTGTCACGGGTGGAGCTAAGATACCAAGCCAGATCGTTCACCGTCCGGTCGTAAGCGGTCTTGAGCGCAAGGACATCAGGCTTCTTGCCGACGTAGGTGAGGGCCTCGGTGGTGTTCGTGTTCATTCCTTGGGGCAAAGCTTGCGCTGAAGTCCGACTATGATTTTGTTGCTGAAAGACTTGTTGGCCCCCACCTTGTCGGCCAGAAGCTCAGGGGCCATAGGCTGGTAGCAGGCACTCAGGGTCCGCGTAAGTATCTCAAACCCCAGCAGACGGTCCATCTGCTCGGCTTGCCACGCCGGATTGAGGGTCGGGTCAACGCCCGCCGAGAGCTTCGTGTCGGTATGATTTTCCACCGTTGGCGTCTTCGATTACGTCTACGTTAATGAGCTTGCCCACCAGCCTATCACACCAACTGGGTTTGACGGCCACCAACACCTTGTCGCCAAGGCCCACTTCCGGGATGCAATATATCCAATGGGGGTTGGGGGCCGCCTTGACGGCCCGGACACGGATGCGCTTGGGCACCGCCAGCGGCACAGCCACCGCAAGCCTCACCTTGTCGGCCCCAGCCCGGGTGAACCAGTGCTTCCCGTCGATGATGCCATACTCATCTTCGGCCAGCTTCTCATCCCGGATGCGGGCAAGCTGGAAGCGGGTGATCTTCAGCTCATTGGCAAGGTCCTTAAACGAAACCAAGTCGTTGCACCAAGCCACATTGGTGGATTTATCAATAGAAGGCATTTTTAGGGCGGGTTATGGCCATCTGGCCGGGGGAAATGTGCCTGATGTCGGCTATGGCAGCATACCGGAGGACGTCCACAGGGTCTTTCCACGCCTCATCCAGCCCACCCTCAGCCGTGTATTCCTGAATGGCCGTGATGATGTTCTGACAGCGGTTGCTGATGTAGATGCG